CTTTTCGGGTTTGTCTTTACCTTCCTTAAATATTTTGGTATCTGGAAATATCGGTTCTGGGGGTGGATTTTTTGATATTCCCTTTTTTCTTTTCTTCTCTGGCATCTTCGCCATTTATGTCTCCTTCTCATTTTTTTTGGGATGCAATGCTAACTGAACCGAATCTATGTCTACTGATGTTAGGAATTTATTAAATTCACGCCTCACGCCATTGGGTGCAACCTCTTGCATATAAGCATTAACATCCTTTCTGTCATTTCCATCTTCATCTTTATACTTTCTAATATAATGAAAAACTCCGAAGATTTTTATGCCATCCAAACCATTTATATATATAATATCTCCGAATTCAAAATCCTGTCTTGCCATTATGTCTCCTTTCCTTTCAACGTAAACGCCCATTGACATCTACAATTCGGATGAGCAAGACCCATACTTTCGGCCTGTTGCAAGGTATACGGATTCTGAGACGATATTTCTTGGCATATATCACAAGAAGCGGGATCACCTAAAAACCAAGCATCCACATCCAGCCCCGAATCTTTGACCATCTGTGTCCCTGCAAAGTCCGCCGCCCTACTGATCTCTGTCTCCGCTATCTGATTCGCCTTCCATTGAGCCAAGTCGGGAAATTTTTCTTTGATCTGTGCGGAAATGTCGGCAGGCGTTAATTTGAGATCGAACAATTCTTGAGCCTTGCCTTCCAAGAGTTCTCTTAGGGTGTCACCCATATCTTCTATCTTCCCAAGTTCATAGACTCTTTTCTCAAAATAATTATCCATCAGCTTGTTGAATGCGCTTTTATTGACGGTCAAATTCAATTGATCCGCCATGCTTTGTGCTCCCAATATGATCGCATCCTTATTCATTTCGTCAACCAAGTCCAGCATTGTTGGATTATAGTCTCTTTTTATCATCTCCTCCAATGCTGTCCGCAATGGTTTGTTGCTTCTAATTATATCGAGATATTCCTTCTCCATTCCCTCAATCACCAATTTTATCTGTAAAGCATATTTATTTCTAAGTTTGAATGTGGATACTATCTGATAACCTTTCGCCTTGAAGTCTAAACTTTTTTTTTTGCCCTTCTCACTGAAAGGCATGGCTGATTTCTTCGGCACCTCCAAAAGCTCCTCATCCTCTGCAGGTTTTGGCACGTGATATTTTTCATAAAGAAAGTCTTTTGTCACCGGAAGCCCTATCTCCACAAAAACAATCTTGTCTTTTGCTGCTTCGCTCTTCAAGTCCTCTGGAGGCTGGTAATGAATCACAAGCTTGGGGTATATCGATATATCTGCAAAATTGAAGTCCACCAATGGAGGAATCAACTGCGAATTTATACCGTCCATCAAAAGCTCACAATCATCAGCTGTGTATTCATATTTGGTATCTTCATGCACTTTGCCCAGAGCATAAGAACCCGTCCCCCCTGCCCCCTGTCCGCTGGTCAAGGTTTGTCCATGAATTGATTTTGTTATCTGCTCATCGCAATAACCGATAAATGGTAGATAGCCCGCATCCCCTCGCCTTAATGCCTCCAAGAAACTGATTTTAATCCCCTCTGGGACTTTTATGTTGGTGGCGTTTTGGAGGGTATCGAGAACCGTATCTAATGCCTGCTTTTGTGCGGTGTTTAGTTGACCCGGAGGATGTTCAGCCAGTACGGTTGGCGATCCGAATTTTTCCATGAAGATATTCCACCACTTTACCGCATTCTTTTTAAACCAATAATACCAGTAAATTTCTTTGAGTGCGGCATTGCCATAAGGATTTTCGGCAAAGGGTTCATTACGAAGATAAATGAATTTGTTGAGCGGGACCTCTTCTCCAAGATAGGGATTGCTTGGCGTCCGCAATCGCAAGTTAAAATCTTTGTCAAATATAAAGCGGTTGGGATTTCGACCAAGAATATCAGCCAATAATATTTTATCGTCTTTTAATACCCACATTATTTCACTAACAGATAAGCCTTTGGGGATACAATCCAAAAGCTCATATCGGCTTTCTCTTGAACGTTGATAGTTGAAAGCATCCTTCACAAACTCCGCAATTTGCACATCTCTATTTTTTTCGCTTGCGGGTATGATCTCCCATGCCTTGTTTAACACTGCCTTCTTGCGAGAGCGAACACAAGAGGCAATCTGTGGGTCTTTATCTATCATCTCCTGATATAAATTTAGCCCGACTTTTTGATTGAATGTTCCAGCATGGGCAGAGGATAAAACCCTATCTGGATTGATAAGAATATTCCCGACAAAGTAATTCAACGCTTCGGTGCTTTTGGAAACAGAGGCAACCTCTGCCATCACCGGCTTACCTTTGATCCGCTCATAATTTTTATTTAGAAATTGAAGAACCTTACCGACCACCTAAAACTCCTGCGTCTGTGCGGACTCTCTCTGTTTGCCGTGGGTCTCGACATTGCCTTCTATTATTCCCACCTTTGAAGCCTCCCTTGCGAACCAACAACCCATCACAGTATCATCATACATGCCTATCGGATAATCTTTCATCTCTTTAGTCCAGATACAAAATTCACACTGACAGGTCAGATCGTGTCGCTTGCCCATAAGAATTTCCCAACTTTCATTATCAATCTCTGCGGCTAAAGAAGGAAGCCCGATCAATTCATCGAATTTGTTTTTGCCTGTGGTGAATGCCTTCAAAGGCAAAACCTGCCCTTTTTCCCGACCCGCATATTCTTTACACCACTCCAAAAAAGCCTCCTGATAGGCGTTATTCTCGACCATGATTATCTGTGGATTATATTTTTCCCATGTGGCATAAACTTCCTTGGCAGTATCAATCGAACCCCAGCGCCCCCGTTTTATTTCAAGGGGATAGCGCTTGCCATCTGGACTTTTGGCTATGGTGAAAATTACCCGATAGGAGGATTTGTCGCTTTTAGAAATAGCCAAATCAACACCCGTATATCTCGGCCATTCAGGTCTTGTCTTTTCAAATCCCTCAAGCCAATTTATGCAATGATCAATCTTGGCAAATAAGGCTTCCTCTTGTGAAAGGGGTATCCCTCTAAATGCCCGATCAAAAGCCCTTGTTCCTATGGTCTGCTCTTTTTCTTTTAATGGAGATTCACCCCATTTTTCAGTCCAAAGCGGTTTGTAGCGGTTGTCTTTGTCTCCACAAAAATATCGAAGTATTTTATATTTGCCCCGATCAATCTGAACATGGGTAAGGTCATTTTTCACCCAGGGCGTGCAAATATAAACTCTTTGGGCATCAGGATCACAGAGGTTATCCCAGACATTATCATGCGCTTCAATTACTTTCGGAATCAAAGAGGGGTTTTGAAAGGTGTTGCGAAGATCGACTGGATCGTCAAATATCAGCTTGTCGGCACGCCCGCCAGCCCCCGATGAAAGAACTCCTTTTGCCTCTACAGATGGGTCTTTAGAGATAAAATTCCTTGTGACAAAAATCTTAAAGAATGTCCAAGCATTTCTTTGGCTGGGTTTTAAATGAGGAAAGACCAAATGCAGGCGGGGATTCCTTTCGATGTGCTCGGCTATGGCAGATACTCTTTTCTTGGCTTCCTCATCGCTATTGCCTACGATCTTTATTCGCAAGTTGGGATCACGTCCAAGCCACCAAAGAATGCGTCCAATGATCTGCTCTGTCTTGCCATGTTCTTGCGAAGCCAAGATTATCAACCGTTGATATTGAGATATGGCGTTCTGCCATTCCTCGTGGAACCACTGTTGCTTGAACCGATTACCCAGCCGATCCCTGAAAACAAACTCCATAAAGGTATTGGGATCAATTCTGGATTGATCGATCTCCAATTGGAGCAAATCTCTCTTGAGTTGTTCCGTTGGCTCGGCGCTTAATGTTTTCGGCTCGATTGATAATGTCGCCATTATGAATGTCACCAAGAAAAAGATTAAAATCTTTAAATTTTTCAAAATCCTCTCCTTGCCTTTTTTCTACTTTTACTTCTGCCATTTCTAAAAGATCACAAGCTGCCTTGCGTGCCACGTCTGCACCGAATTTAAATTCTTCACTTATAGTTTCTCCACTTTGGTTTTTTGTGATAGCTATATCCTGAAGCTTGACCAAAGTCTTTACTGATCGCCTCGCCCAGCGGATCGCTTCACGTCTGGCTAAAGAGCGGTGTTCCTCTTCCAAATCTTTGAGAAGCTGATCGAACTCCGGCTTGTTCTTCCAGTTGTAAATCGTCCTTTCAGTAATCTCTTGAAGCGCGGCGATTTCGGCAAGCTCTAAATTTCCTTCCCAAATAAGTTTTGCAACCTTTCTGTGTGTTTCTGTTATTTGCATATATCTGAAAGTTTATGAAACAAAATTTTCGTATCTTTGCCTTATCACATCACAAAAATATCTTCTCTTTGAATTCAATTCTGCCTTCACCATCACGGATATTAAAATCCAATCTTTTAAAATTTCATATATTTTGAGTTGTTGAAATTCTACTATTCTATGGCAAGAACGACAAAGCACTTCTAAATTATCGGGATCGTTTGATTTTGATATTCTAAACGGAATGATATGATGAATATCCAGGTTTTTATTTTCACCACATCTTGCACAAAAAGGCTTATCGCTCAATATTTTTTCTTTTATTTTTTTCCATCCCCACCCATAGTGAATTGATTTTCCATTAACTTCCCATAATCTTCTTAATCCTAATTCAACAAAGTGTTTTA